ATTCGCCTGATAGAATGGATTGAACTTTTTTGAAGTTTTCTTCATTTGAATAAAACCCTTGTAAGCGGTGTAAAACCCAGTGATCTCGATTTTGAATGACCTCCATTTTGTATCTTTACTGCGTTATTCTCGCTTAAAGTGGGTCCGTATAATAAAGACAAATGGTTGAGATTGATTGTCCTGGAATTATTTTGCCTTCACTTATTCCGAAACTTGAACCTATTGAGAAGGAAAGAGATATTGGAGTTGGAATTCCATCAGCTATTTGTATTGGAGAAGTTGTTAGTCGTGTTCGTGAAGAAGGTGGTATTATGGAAGCCACTACACCCGGTCTTTTTATGTTGATTGACGGTGAAAAGGAATACGCCACTTTCTTAGAAATGGTTCAAGATCAGCCTCAGCAACCTGATCCAGTCTTTAAGGAAGGTGATGTGATCCCTACAATTGAAGACGCAGGGTTTCCTCTAGATCGTCAAGATGAGATTGACGCAGAGTTCAAGAAGATGTATGATGAAATGTTCAGTCGGTCATCTGAGCTAGGTGTCATGGGAGCAGGTGATTTTGAAGCCTATCTTACACAACGTAAGCAAGCATATACAGAAATGTTTAAGCAAAATGGACTTTCGCCTATTGAACATGAGAACCCTAATGGAGGAGGTCTTGACTCCCTATCTATTGGACGAACGTCCATATACTCACCTCAACGCTCGACTACGCCGATTTGTAGTTCTTTGTCATGTTCTAGCACCTGCTCTAACGATTCGCTTTCTGAAGAAATATGTTCGAGAACTTGCCGACAAGTTAATGATGGAAAATGTGGGAAAAATGTGGATGCGTGATCGGTGTTTTGAACGAGTAATCCGATTGTATGGAAAGCAAGACCAGCGAACCGATGCTTGGCACGCACAAAGAGGATCAATGATTACTGCTTCTGAAGTTTCAAAGGTTTGGAGTTCTGCTGCGTCTCGTCTTGAACTCTTGCTGAAAAAGCTTGAACCTCCAGCAAAAACAGAAAACAACGCATTTAACTCAGTTCCAGCGTTAATTTGGGGAACACGATTTGAACCTGTTGCAAAGAAGATCTATGAAGATACAACTGGATGTGATATTATTGATGTAGGATGTTGTCAGCATCCAGTACACAAGTTTCTAGGCGCATCGCCCGATGGATTGATTGTTCCACGATATGCTGATGCAGACCCTCGTAGGTATGGAAGGTTAGTAGAGTTTAAGTGTCCTATGAGCCGAGTTCGTAAAGATGAAATCCCAAGTTATTACATACATCAAATGCAGATGCAAATGGAATGTACGGGGATTGATGAATGTGAATATGTAGAGTTCCGATTTAAGCAGCTCAATTTTACGGAGTGGGATGCTTGTTCTACAATGAAAGGAGTCTTTGCAGTCGATCCAAATGGAAAGGTAGATTATAAACCTGATACACTAGTACTTCACGAATGGCAAAGCAGTCATACAGAAGATCACCAATATATCTATTGGGTCCTGTTGGATACAAAGAAGGACTTTGTTCCAAAAGATCCTAAATGGTTATCCGATCATATTGAAGACTTGACCAAATTTTGGGATGATGTTCAGAAACATCGTGCTGAAGGAACTAAGCCTGAACCTCTACCATCAAAAATTGTTACAATTGACGTTTAAGAATAGTAAGACCATTATTGTTTGTAAGTTTTAAGTCTACAATCCACTCAGGATGTTTTTCAATAAACTCTGTAACTGCGGGTCCTAATCCTTTTAAGATTTCTTCAACTGGTATACCTGTTGTTTTGCTTTGTTGAACATGATCAAGATTCATACGAATAGTTTCACCGTAATGTTCATCAACAGTTGTATCATGAAGAATAATAAACTTTTTTGCATATTCATGCCAGTATTCAAGTTCACGTTTTAAGTGACCATAAATATGCCATGTATCAATAAAGAGAAGATCTGTAGGAATTCGTTCGCATTCTAGATCAGATGATTCAACAAAATTTGTAGATACACCCTCTTCTTCACATTCTTTAATAAATGGTTCAATTAATTTAGATTTTTCTATATCAATCATTCGGTAAAAATTACCTGGAGTACCCTTCAATCCTGCAGCAAAAGCATATGCACTTGTAGGTGTACGGACACCACATTCAGTTACAGTTACGCACTGTTTAGCATATGCTAATAGAATTGGTAAATGTTGGTTAATATCTGAAGTTGTCTGATATCGTTCATAGTATTTATCAAGAAGTGTCATTTATATGAATATATTAACATTATTGTGAATTTAGAACGCCAATTATCTCCAAAGACGCTGACACTGGATATATGATCTCATACATCTCCAGACACGATTTGGCGGAGGTGAAAAGCGTTTATTCCATTCGTCAATTGTGAACTGACTACCCATACTTGAGTTACATCGTGCGCAAATAGGGATCAAATTGTTGACATCTGTTTTTCCACCTTTGCTTTCAGGTATGTTATGACCACACTGAAAGTCAAATGCGCTCATAGAGTTTGTACACCATGAAACCTTGCATTTGTTTTGAAATTTAGGCCCTACGTGAACCAGCCATACTTGTTCACGTAGAGCTCTGGGAATTTTTGCTTTAGAGGACATTAGTTCTTCTCACTTTCTCTGCTTAAGCGTCTTTCTTCTACGAAGTTTTCGTGAACGAGTCTTTCGTTTGCGACCACCATCAAGTTTGAGTGCAGCAAGTTCATCTTCTAGTTCTTTACGAGTTTCGGCTTCAGTCTTAAGTGGCTTCTCAAGTTCCTTTTGATGTTTTTTAAGAGATTTTTCAAGTTTCTTAAGTTCTTCCTCATTCTTTTTGTTCTGTTCATCCAGTTCCTTTTGCTGTTTCTCTATTATTTTTTCAATTTTTTCCTCTTTCTTCTTTCCAAAGTTAAAGAGAGGCATTTATTATAACTTAGATTTATATTGGTTGACTTGCCAAGGTGTAGAGACGCCTGAAGCTTGTCCTACATCATTATTTTGAACAAAGTGATTGGTTCGTTGTTCATATGATGAGTCTTCAAGCTTCATAGCACGCTTCTGTTGACTTGTATCTACAAATCCAGCCTCAAATCGTTCAGTACGCATATAGTTTAAGACAAATGCAATAACTACTAATGCTATTAAAAACAAAATCCACTGCTTCATTGTTCATCTGCCCGAAAAAAACGGATGCATGTTCTAATAAGACAAGAGACTCATCATGGAGGAAAAAGCACTTGAAACTATTCGTATAATGCTAGGGCGTCGTAAGCTTGAGACTGCTACTGAGCGCATAGAAACTGATAATAAAAAGATGGAAAAAGTTACACTCTATACCATTGGAGCTGTATTGGTGTGCTTCAGTCAAAAAGATAAGGTTTTAGCAGGCGACATCACTAACATTCTAACTTTTGCAGAAGAGAATGGTCATACAAATGGAATAATTATTATTGCAATGAGTCCTCCCTCTGAGAATGTTCTGAGAGTTGCAAAGTCTCATGCTAAGAAGAGACTTGCATTCTTCCATATTTGGCAGCTTCAGTTTGATATCACCACCCATCGTATGGCAATGCCTCATCGTATTCTTTCAGAAGATGAAAGAACAGAAGTCTTTAATAAGTTTAAGATTTCAGATCCAGAGAATCAGTTACCATCATTGGATTCTCAAGATACGATGGTTAAATGGATTGGAGCTATTCCAGGAGATGTAATTGAGGTCATTCGTCATTCAGATGCAGCAGGAAGAAGTGCTTACTACCGATATTGTGTTGAAGATGTAAATGTCGCTCAATAATAATGGACGCTTTAGAAAGAGACTATAAAATCAAGCGAGCAGAGTACGATAGATTGATTGCTCTAAACAATCCAGTAAATCTAACCCAAATTCAATTTTTAAATGGACAACTTTCGACTATACTTCATAGTATGTTAGAACAGGTTACACAGGTCAGAGGGAACGCTAGTAAATTAAATACATATCGAGATGAGCTTATGCGAAAACTAGTTAAAGTTCAAAATGAGTCTTCAATTCTTCTTAAACAAAGAGATCAATATGAGACACTCAGAGCACTTCAAGCTCATGAACAGATGAAGTTTGATGATAGACTTTTTTGGTATCTTTTTTCACTAGCACTTGTTACTATTATATTTATTGTAGTACTACTCTGGAAAGGTGGTTATAAACTTCCTACAATGCCTACAACAACAAGTAGTGCAACGACAATACCGGCCTTCACATAGAGTCCTGATTCATCTACTTCAATTGCAGCACGTTGATGAATTTGTCTTGACCGAGCCAGTTCATCTTGTAGCTTAGGACCCTCTTCTTGAATTCTTCTTGAATTTTCTTGTAGCTGAACCAGTTCACTATTAGAGGATTGATATTCACCTACAAAATTTCGTATAAAACGATCATTACTAATTGTGATTGAATACATCTGTTGAATGAGTGTGTTCACTCTAGCTAATGCGTTTTCATATGCGGTCTTATGTCCCGCATGACCCGTCACTTTATAAAGCGAGTAGTTTGCTTTATATGAATTAAGAGCCTGTTCAAGCTGATTTGGAATACCGCTCATTATATTTCCGTGTCTAAAACAAAATGCCAACTTCGCCATTTGGTCAAGTGAATCCTCCAAATCGTCGTGCAATGGTAGGTGATGCGTCTGAATTTACAAGGTTTGTCCGAATGGCCTCTACAATCGGTCCTTATGCATCTCAGAACCAAGGAGCAATACCTAACTCTCTAGGATGGAGAGATATGGGTGCTTCTCGTGATGCTCGTATTTTTGGACCTATCCTCGGAACCTTCAAGTCTTTTATTCCGAACCGATAAACAATGGCGACCAAAACACCTTCGCAGATAGCACAAGAGTATGAATCGCTCAAGTCTCAATATGCAGGATATTCAGCTGAATCGGATTCATCTAAACGAATCAAATCTGTTTCTGATAGACTAAAAGTCCCTCGCTCTCCAGTTCAACCTCATCCAATTGTGAATGAACGAAATAAGATTTTGAAACCATTAAACTTTGCAGTCATTCAAGTAGTTCTTCTCACGATTCTTGTTGCTTTAGTTGAGTTCTTAGTGATTCCGCCTCAATATGCTTCCTATGTTGTATTTATCACTCTTTGTGTGGGTGCAGCTGCTGGAATCTATCTGAGTAATAGATAATGCAGGCTTATTCGTGTCCTTCTGAATTTACACTTCATCCGAATGGAAGTTCGTGTGTTCTTAAATGCCCTACTGCTAAAAACTATGAAATGACATCATCTGGAAATATGGTGTCCTGTACACATACAGCTGATAAAACGGTGAGTGTTCAACTGACACCTCTTCCTCAATATCTTTATCATGCACAATATGAAGGACCTCGTAGAGCTGGTTATGTATATGAACCCAATTTAAGTTACCAAATGTTATTTAATAAAAAGTTTTATCAAAATGAAGTAGACCGATTTGCAAGCGCTATTGCAGTTGCAGATGCAAAGATTAGTAAAGATGACAAGATGAATACAGCATTTCGTGCATTACAAGATGCTGAAAACGCAAGAGACAAAGCTCCAGATGCATATCAAACTGCAAGGGTTGCCTATTATACTTTGCTGAAAGGTGATACATGGGTAGAGGAAGAAAAAAACAGAGTTGCAAATGCAGAAGCACAACCTGTCATCAATAACTTTTTAGATAAATACAGAAGTCTTCAATATACTCGTTCTCGTCAACAGGCAGTCATTGATTCAATGAACAATGTAAAAGAGAGTGTTTTAGGTGTGAAAGACGATCTTGACTTTTCAGTGTCTAACTTTCAAAAGCATATCGAAGATATCAAAAATCAAATCAATAAAGACAAGCGAGATCAAGACATTCAATTATCTAAAGCAACTACATGGATTGAAGTTTTGCTTAACTGGTTAATTGCTTTAGCTAGTTTGATTGCAATCTTCTTTTTAGGAAGATACCTTATGCGATCAAGGCCAAGTCAAGCTCCAAGTGATTCAGATATTATGAGTTATTTAAGAAGGTCTGCGTATGGTAGTAAATCCACGACTCCTGCGAAAGGATAATGGAGGTCTCAGATCCAAGAACAGTAGCTGATTTTCAAAAAACAACCTTTTGCGGTCATCCACGAACACACGTTGTGAAGGTTCTCCTTCAGAACGTGCAGTTAGGTCATGCAGATTATGCATGTTATTGGTCTCTTGAACTATTGTGTTCAGGATTAGTTCATAGTCTATGGGCAACTCTCTTTGATGCCGCTGCCCTTCATATCAACCGAGCGAATCCAAATGTCTTTTTGTATTTAGCCTCTGCCTATGAACGCTATGCTCCCATTGAACAAGTTTTTACCGTTGGAACGATGACCTCTATACGCAACAATCCTGATGTTCGTCAAATCATTTGTGAAGTCGCAGCCACTCTTTCAATGTGTCGCAAAAATAAATTGCCTTCACTTCCAACAATCAAGCCCGTGCATGATTTTGACCCTCAGACCATTCAGGAACATCTCAAGGCTCCCTCTCAATTATTTGGTCGTCTCTCGCTTCGTCCCGCCGATCCACTGCCGATTGCAATACCTCTCAACGAGTTCGTGTATTGTTTGCGATCCGATGTCCGAGATGTCACCCGAGCCTTATATTGGATGGCTTGGGTCTTCGCTTACTGCAGAGAACACAAGAAGCATACTAAACAGGCACTCATCTTTGCCAATAGGTTTGATGAGTTCGTTTCAGAGCCACATGGAGCTCACCCAGTTTGGATCTTTTGGGATGCGGTTCGCAAACAAACTCAAGCACATGCACGACCCGTTATTGATGTCCTCTACAAGATGTATTGCTTGCGGTGGAGCCCGACAGAAGCTAAATCAAAACAACACTTATTACTTGCCGCAATTGTGATTGTATGTGAAGGAACTACTTTTGATGCAACAGTTGTTACAGGAAATACAATTGCTGTCTCTACAGTCTTACAAGGAATGCCTGGATGGATTGATGCGATTGTTCGTATGCAAAAGAGTTTTACATAGTCCAAAATGGATCTAGTTTTGTCAAAACATTGGAACTCACCTGTTTACAATGTCTACTTTTATTCCCGAAATCTCTGCATCTAAGGTTGCCGCCTTAATCGGCCTCAACAAGTATCAATCTCCCCATGAAGTCATGTATGACTTAGTAAGTAAATATGAGCCAACCAAGGCCAAGATCGCAACCATTCAAGCTAGTGAAAGGCGTATTCCAACTAGTAAACTGAAGTATGCTGTACTTGGAACTCCTGCAATTAAAAATATAGTTAACACAGGCATTAAGGTCTGTGCAGGTCTCAAAGACATTACCGAAGCACTCAAAGATGTAGAACGACAAGCAAGAGTCGTTATTAATCTCCGGCATTCAGAGTTACCTGCTGAGTTTCGTGAAGTTCTTGTAACTGAAGTCTGTGGTGAAGTCCGTAAGAAGCGAGGACTTAACAATGAAAATGCAATCCTGAATACCTATGAGAAAGATAATGATGTTAAGGTTGAACAGCGAAACACAAAGACCTTTCGCAAGGAATATTCCGACTACAAGTTGATCGGAAGAACCGATGGATATGTTGCAGAGCATAAGCGTATCGTAGACTCAAAAGCAAGAAGTCGTTGGTGGCCTGAAGTTCCAATGTATGATGAGATCCAACTTCGTGTCTATATGGAGCTATCTGGATGTGAAGAGACTGAGCTAATTGAGTCCTTTCCAGATGGTCGTGTTAGAACTACAAAGTATCTCAACAGTCCTGAAAAGTGGGATGCCATTGAGATTGAAATCAAGGACGCAGTCAAGAAGATGAACAAAGCGATTGAGAATGAAGACTCTCTCCGTGAACTTGTTTACGCAAATACCATCGTAGTATAATAATGAAAGTCAGTGTCTCCAATACGGTCCCTGAACCTTACGCATCTCAAAAAGGTAAAACCTACGAAACCCGATATTTATACACAGGGTTTGGTAGATACAATGAATATGAAAAAACATTAGAGATCGTTAAGTTTGAGAGCGAGACAAGTACATATTCTTTTTTTAGTCGGCCTTATGTTGAAGGTGTATTTTCAAGAGTCTATCATGTAGAAGCTATTACACTTACTTTGTATTCTGCATCTCCTCGTATTTGGAAAGAGACTATAGGTGAGGATACATTTTTCTTTCATGAAATTGTGCAAGAAGGTCCGCAGCCGAGCTTTTGAGCATGAACCGCGACTACTTCCTTAACTTCATTGACTGAAATGACTCCATCGCCATCTTTGTCTAGTGTTCCCAAAGGAGACTTCTTGAGCTCGTCCAACAACTCCTTGATTGCTGCCTTGACGACATCCTTGACGATCTTTTCAACCTCAGACTTCATTGCATCTGGAATTGGAACAGCATTCACAACTGTATTCACAATCGTTTCCTCAATTTTTACTTGGTCGGGGCTGACCTCTTCAATTTTTACTTCTGGAGTTGAGTCTGACATTGCGGTTTGTTGTATGCTTAGAAAAGGTCTTGAATATGTAAATGGACGTCTGGAATATTCTCTCTACCGGAGCTTCTACTGTTATATTACTTGCTATCATTCATATCGCTGTCTTCTATGTGGTCAAAACAATGTATCCACCAACACCTCGTCCTCAAGTACGATTTGAAGAACCTCTAGTTGTTCAGCAACAACCTCAGCCACAACCTGAGGCTCAACCAATTGCTCCTGAAATTCCTTTGGTAACGAGTAAGCTTCCACCTCCAGTCGATACACGAGATCCAGGTCCATCAAGACCTTCACAGCCTACTTTCAGTGAAGCCGCGAAAGAGAAGGAAGTAGTCCCTCCCGCAAATGTTCCAACGTATGAAAGCCTCCTATCGGCTGTTTCCTCTAGTAAAGAAGGGTTCCCCAATCTCGGACCCATGTCAGGTGCCACAACATAGTGGAACACCTGGATGGATCTATTTGACACATACTGAAGATGGAGAAGCCAAAGCCTACTTTACGGATACAAAAGGAGACAAGCCAGAATATCTTTCAATCGTTATGGATGAACGAATCTGTTGTGATACAATCTTTCGTGTAGTTCGTATTTCACCTAAAATCTACATCGTCTATGATCTATTTGTCCTCAATGGAACTAAAGTTCATGAGATATTAACATTCAGTCAACGCCAAGAGAAGATATCAGAACTTCTTGAACTTTTTCATTTTCCAGATTTAGTTGGTCTAGTGACTATTGCCGATGCACCTGTAGGCACCCATATTCGTGGGCAGGAACAATATGACAATGTCCCTGGAACGATCGGCGTTTATCTTCCCGTTGTAGAGTAAATGTCTTGCATGAACACAGGCGGTCGTCGCCGAACTAGAAAAATGAGAGGAGGTAATGGTTACGGAGTTGGACAACCAATCGCAGTAGGAGCTCTTGAATATGTTCCCAATATGACTTCAGTTCCAAATGGAGCGGCATATAAGCCATCAGGAGGCCGACGCCGCAAGTCCACTAAGCGTGGTGGTAAGCATCGCAGAGGTCACAAGGGACGCAGTCGTAAGATGAGAGGTGGTGGATCTGTTGCCAATGTAGGATATAGTTTCACAGGAGATGGAGCACGAGGTCTTGCAAATCATTCAGCCTATCCTTCTAACTTACCTGTTGGAGGTGATTTTGCAATTCCTACTGGAACTCGATAAACAGCATCTGCAAAAACATAGGGCATGTAGATAGGATCATTCGTTACAATGAATGGTCCCCCAACACTCTGTGAGTACAAAAACATGCGTTGAACATCAAATCGTAGTTGTGTATATTCAGTAAACTCTGACCAAACCTGATAAGCTTTCATTAATGTAAATCCTACAGTGATGATATCTTCTGCATGAATGAAAAGTAAAAAGAAACTTATGATCGGCATGAGAATCATGTCGTTCATACGTGTTATAAATTCAGCCCACGAGATAGGAGCACATATCTTTCGTAGTTGAATGTATCGTTCTGCTGTTTTAAACGGTTGGCTCGGGAGGGGAAACATCTTGAACGATCCTTACTCCGTGATCAGGAAACTTTACCTCTTCCAATGTCCGAGCATCAATGTACATGATTTCAGTGTCGTGATGAGCTTGAATCATATGAAGGATCAAGTCTAGACGGATTGTGTTTCCAACTGCTATATACTTTTGGAGTGCAGCTGTGAGATCCACTTCAGTAGTCTTGTCTCCAATCCAGAGCCAAGGAACGAATGGTTTTAGGTCGTAGGGATTATAAACATTACGGAAGATCTCTTCACCCTCGTAGAAGAGCATACATTTCTTGGTATCTCCCTTGATCCACTCTTCAATGAGAATGCAATCTTCAGGAACTCGCTTTAGATCGGGGATTTCATCTTGCTCGTAATCGTCTGAAAGGATGTAATAGGAGATATCAACTTCATTTTTAGAGGAGAATCCAAAGGTCCACTTATAGAGAAGAACTAACGCTTGAAAGAATCGGAATGCACAGAAGAACAACATTTTGCTTACTTGACTTGATTTGAATCTGCCGGAACAAGTTCCATTTTGTCGTCCTTGGAGATAAATCCTTCCTTAGAAATTTGAGCGATTACAATTCTATCAAAATCGGTTCCCATTGCGATCGCTGTTGCAAGAGAAGTGATGATAAAAGGAGTTGCAACCATGAACCAAGAGACAACGCTTAGACCAATTCCGCAGAACATATCCAAAACTATCACAACTGTAAGTCCTAAGATGAACTTGATCATAAAAGTTGCCCACATTCCAAGAGCAGCATCAAATCCAAGTTGAACTGCCAAGAAAATTGCATAGAGTAAAGCAGGAGGGCATAAATCTTCAATAAAACGCATCTTCAGGTATTACAACTAAACAAGAAAAAGATGGATGACGCTACGATGGTTCAACAATTAACAGGATGCACTCGCGATGAAGCTGAGAAGGCTATTAGTATTTATGAAGATGTATTGGACGCAGTGGAATCACTTATTCCAGTAAATCCTGTTGTTTCGGGTGCTAAGTATATTCCTGAAAAACCCAAAGTCTATACTGGAATGGACCCAGAGCAACAAGCACTTTGTGAACGAGGACGATGGTTACAAGATAAAGTTAACGCTGTATTCTCAGTCGCCCACTCGAAAATCCAACCTTCCCAGTCGGTTGAACAATCTTTGTTGCAGTCTGTTGAGGAGTCTGTTGTAGCAATTCCTGTTGCTTTGATTGAGGAGTCTGTACCTTCACAGGGTTCTCACGAACAAACTGCTCAACAAGTCCAGCCACACGAGAAGCTTCAGTAAATAAATTCATATTCTGAATATGTTGCTTTACAAGTTCAGAACGATTGTTGTATGTTACTTCATCATCCAATGAAGTAATTATACTTATCCATTCATCCATGTCTTCTCGTTCACATGTAATACCTGCTGGTTTAATCCATTCTTCAACTCCTTCAGTACTTCCTCCTGGATATTTAGAATTACGAATAGGTCTTGAATAAATCACTGGAATACCATTGTACATAGATTCAACTGCAATTCTTCCAAAACTCTCATAATAACTAGGCATCAGAAGGATTCTTGTTCGCTTAAGAACATTGCGAATATCATCATCAAAAGATATTAATTCAACATTATTAGGTACAATCATTGGATTCAAATTACCATAATAAGATCTAACTGCTAAAAACTTTCGGTTAGGCATGCGTTTAGCTAAATCAATAAACTGATTGACACCTTTATTTTCATTTGCGTTGACAAGCGTAATACAGTCTCCTTGAAAAGGTTCATCAATTCGGATCTTTTCCTCATGCATTAGTGGACGAATAATAGCAGTGCGTGTAATATTTGGAGGCCATGGATCTACATTCTTTCTAAAACTAGACTCCATAACACTATTAATAAACATAACCATTTCTGGCCAACGAATTACACGTCCAGGATTATTTTTGATAAGAGCAGGATAGCTTCCATCGTAGTGACAAGTTGTCAAAATTGGACGATTGTATCCACGATTATTCAATCGTCGTACTTCAGGAAGAGAAGGAAAATGAGGACAGATCCATCCTTCACTGACATCTAAATACTTGCCCCCTGCAGAATAATGCATAAATCTGAATCCGCGATACATTCCTCCATTCACACCTTCTTTTGGAACTTCAAGAACAGTCATAAACACAACATCATGTCCTCGTCTCTGAAGTTCTGTTGCAAGATCAATATCATGAAAGAATGCACCACATAAGTCGGGCATTCTTCCAGCAAAGAATATTAGTCGCATTATTATGATACATCTACTCGTTTTGTCTGAACTAGACGTGTGGCATCACCTCCACGAGTCCAGTCATAAATCCAATTACTAGGATTTGAATACTCAGATTGTTTGATATCAATTAAGGGTTGGTAAAAGTTAGGAATAGTAGAATCCATGACAGTATTTGCTTCTTTGCGGTTACGAATGGATGCCGCGTGAATTAATTCAGATTCATCATCCACAGCAGTTTGATCTCCTCCGCCCATATTAGGTGTGGTTGCGAATGGGCGGGCCCAGAGTTCATGCTTACCTTTTTGTCTCCAAGCACCTGGAATTCCCCAGCGAAGATCGGTATTTGCATCAACCGCACATCCACCACCTGGCTGACCAAATCCACCTGTCGCAATCATTCCTGGTTGATCAGCCATTGCAGAAGCAGGGTTCAAGGTATCTGAGCAAGCAGATTCCATACCTGTTGTCTGACGAGTTAAGGTACTTGTATTACCCACTGTCTTCGCAGCGATGTCATATTCATCTGAACGAATACGCGTAGGTGCGTTGAACCAATCTACTGAATTTGTGGAGAACATCTCTTACCTTGTGATACAGAAAAAATGAATAAGCTTTCTTCAAGACTATGAGTAGTAGCCTGAATGATTCTCCAGCCTGTTGACTGGTATGAACATGATATAGAAGGAATGTATGTAATTGATGTCTTTGGACGATGTGAAGATAAGAAAGTTGCTTGTGTGCGTCTAACTGGGTTCAAGCCTTACTTTTATGTGAATGAGAAACCGGATGTTAATTTAGTCTATGAAGCTTCCAACAAGAAGTGGACACAGAAATTTGGACCTAAGAAGGGACAGGAAGAGTACGCCTTCAAACTTAGCAAAAAGTTCACTGAAAATGTTCCTCCTAAGATCAGTCAAGTTAAGAAGTATGATACGATGGGAGGATTCAATGACTTGAAACAAGTTTCCGTTTGGAAAGTGGACTGTGATACTCTGGCTACCTTTAAGGCTGCAAAATCAGTTCTCAAAGGTGTCCAATACGAGAGTAATCTTCCACCCTTCTTACGGTTCTTTCATGAGAAGCATATTGGTCCAGCGTCGCCTTTGAAGTTCTCTAGAATTAAGGAGATTGATATTCCATGTGATGAGAATGGAGATAATACCTATTATGTAGATGTGTTCTATGAATGCCACTATACTAATGTAGAAGCCTGTGATGCAACGATTCCACTCTTAGTCGCTTCTTATGATTTGGAGATGTGTCCTGCGGGTGATTCAAATCAGTTTCCAGTCTCTTCTAAAGACCCAATCATTCAAATCGGTATTTCCTATCGTCGTTCAACCGATATGATTACTCCAAGCGCACGAGTCGTCTTTGTGCTAGGTGAAGTTGCTGACTCAGAAGATGATACAGTTGAATTCGTATCCTGTGAGAATGAGACGGATATGCTGCTTCAGTTTGCAGAAGAAATTCGAACTCGTAATCCAGATATTCTTTGCGGTTATAACATCTTTGGTTTTGATGATGCATATATTGAAGGACGTATTACAAAGCTTGGAATCCTTGATGAGTTTGAACTTGCTCGTAAGAAGACGGATGCATGGGGAGACAAGAAATTTGAGACTAAGAAGACTGAACTTGCTGCTGGAAAATTTGACTTGAGATACTTGACGATTCGTGGTCGTTTGGGAGTCGATCTGCTTCTGAATATGCGTCGTGAGCACAACTTGGATAACTTCAAGCTGGATAATGTAGCCTTCACATTCTTACGAGACAAAGTGGTGAAGTACGAAGACAACCAAATTACAACTAAGAGTACGCGTGGTTTGCGTAATGGAAACTATGTTCGGTTCGAGTTAGTTGGAAATACAAATGATCCAGTCTACGATGGTGAAAAGTTTGAAGTCTACGAAGTTACCAAACAAGGATTTAAGATCAAATCTGATGAACTCTTATTCACAGACTTTAGTCCAGAAGAGATGAAGCATCTTGAATGGTCATTCTCTAAAGATGATGTATCACCACAAGAAATGTTTGAGCTTCATAGACATGGAGGTCCAGAGGGTCGTGCTCGAGTAGCACGATATTGTATTCAGGATTGTGATCTAGTGGCGACTTTGATGGGTAAGTTGGATACCCTGATTAATGCTCGTGGAATGGCAGATGTCTGTAAAGTGCCTATGAACTTTGTATTGACACGAGGTCAAGGTATCAAGATCTTCTCTGCAGTGGTCTATTACGCATCTCAGCGAGATCAGATTATTCGCAGTATGGAAGCGATTGAAGGTGAAGGTATTTCCTATGAAGGTGCGATTGTGCTTCCACCTAAGATCGGAATGTATCTAGATCAACCTGTTTCAGTTTTGGATTTCAACTCTTTATATCCAACGAATATGATTGCTTACAATCTCTCTCCGGACACATGGGTTTCAACTAGAATATTAGATACAGAGGGATATACTGAAGGAAGACATGGTCTAACCAAGGAACAGATCACTGAACTGGAAGAGAAAGGGTATGTGTTTGAAGAGATTGAATATGACAACAAGGATGGTGATGAGGTTATAGGTAAGACAGTCTGTACCTTCGTTCAAACAGGTCAGAATCCGATGACACAAGGTATTCTCCCCAAGACACTTGAGATTTTATTGAAGAAGCGAAAGGAGTTCAAACAAAAGATGGAGGATCAACAATATGATGAGTCTCAGAGATCTGTGTTTAACGGCCTTCAACTTGCTTACAAAGTTGTTGCAAACTCAGTCTACGGTCAAGCAGGAGCCCGAACCTCTCCAATTAGAAACGTATACGTTGCTGCCTGTACAACAGCAGCCGGACGAAAAGCCCTCCAGTTCGCCAGAAGTATCGCCGAAAGCGAGTTTGGAGGAGACGTGGTCTACGGAGATACAGACTCAATATTCGTCAAGTTCCCTACAAAAGACGTCGCAGAGTCAATACGCTTGGGAGTGGAATGCGGAATATCAATCTCCCTACAGATGCGAAAGCCCTATAAGATCGCCTATGAGAAGACCTTCTTCCCGTTCATTCTCTTCTGTAGAAAGCGATATGTAGGAATGAAATATGAAGAAGACCCTAATCCTGCAAAGGCTAAGCGTATGTCTATGGGTGTTGTTCTGAAGCGTCGTGATAATGCTCCTATTGTAAAAGATGTGTTTGGTGGAGCTCTGGATGTACTCTTGCTAGAGCGAGACATCAAGAAGGCACAGAAGTTTGTTCAGGAGATGCTTGTGAAGGTATTGGAGAACAAAGTACCAATTGAGAAGTTTATTGTGAGCAAGTCCTTACGAGATGACTATGCTGCAATGGCTAAGGACTACGATGGACGAGCTACACTTCCAGCTCATCGTGTTCTTGCTGACCGAATGGAAGCTCGTGATGCCGGAACTGCTCCAAAAGTAGGTGATCGTCTTCAGTATGTCTATGTTGCTGAATATAAGAACAAATCAAAGCAAGGTGACAAGATTGAGCATCTAGATTATGTTAGAGCTCACAAGATGAAGCCTGATGTCAACTTCTACATTACAAATCAAATCCAAAATCCAGTGGCTCAACTGTTTGCATTATGTATTGACCAATTGGACGGATATATTCAACCTGCAAAGTCTTATTCAACAATCTACAATGAACACTTTACAAAGCTAAAAGATGAAGAAGAGGCTACTTTAGCTACTCTCAAAAAGAAGGAAGACCAGTTAAACTCAATTATGTTCCTTAAGTCTCCAAGATTTACAGGACAACAGCCTATTACAAACTTCTTTAAAAAGTAAAAAGGCTTTCGTATTTTGAGTAACTAAACAGTATGGATAACCAAGTTGGAATACTAGATATATTAGATCAAGTTCTACATACGGAAAGAACTTTTTACCAATCTATTCGTATATTACAAGTAGGTAGACGTGAAACTATAATAGACACTCATCAGCGAAATACAGCTGTAATTCTTGGACTTGTAAGAAGCTATATGGCAGTTGAATCGCCTCTATATTCAGTTCGCTATAATGTGACCGTTCCTAATACACTTCCTTCTGGATGGAATGATCCTGTAGTAGTTCATGCTACAGCTGAACAGATTTCAGCTGCTACTGAATCAACATCTCCTGACGATGATTCTGGAAACTGTGCGATTTGTCAAGAGAGTCTCACAGGTACTGTAACACGTATTAGACATTGTGGTCACTCATTCCATCCTAACTGCATTACTGAATGGTTCACACGAAGCGTTCATTGTCCAAACTGCCGTCATGATATTCGTGAGTGGACATTTGGTGAACAATCTCCACTAAGTTTACCACCAATACTTAGGAGGAGGGGAGTGATCTTAACAACGGATCCACCTCGACCCACATCTTCTGCTCAAGTACATACGCCACCTCAGGGGAGCACTCGGTCGGCCTTGTTGAGTGAGGTAGTGAATGAGAGTCCCCATACTGAAGAAAGAGCATCATCCGACGAACATCATGCTTGAATCGTTTGGCCAGCTCTGTCACCTGCTGCACGTCGTATGTTTGAAAGAGTTGTAGCATCTCTGTCGGCTTTGGAGGGAAACACCGAAGGAGATGAATCTGAGGGTTCGATTTCATAATTCGTGGAACTTCATTACAAGTCATAATCACAGGAACATGCCGATCATTGCTGGCCATCCATTCAGTTAACTTTTTCTGTGCGTGTGGATCGGATCCATCCACTTCATCTAAAATTAAACACATAGATTTATCATCACCTCGAATGAAGGATGATAAAGTCCTTGTATGACGACACGAGTTAATCAGTTGAGCTACATCTTCGTGACTTCGCATAGACTGACTTGCATTAATTTCAAGAGGTTCCATATTTGCAGAACGAACCGATGCCAATGCCATAGTTGTTTTACCGATTCCAGGAGGTCCATGAAGAAGCATAACGCTTGTATAAGGTTTCCTAGCCAAATAGGTAGTCAATTTTTCTTTCACTTCACTGTGTCCTACAACTTGCGATAGATATTCAGGTCGTCGTGTTTCACTCCACATACTCCTTCTTCGTCTTTCCAGAGAAAATGCTTACTGTTCCCAAACACAATGGAGGCTCCTAAGCATGTGCTTCGTAGATTGTTTAGAGATACAAGTTTTCCACTTGTAGATCATCATCTCTCGTCTTTCAATGCAATGTTGGAAATAAGTATTCCAACATTCATAAAAGTCTCCAATCCTTTTCAACTTGAATTATCGGACAAGCGATTTATTCGGATTTACATTGGTGGTAAAGATGGATCCAAGATCTCCTTTGAACCCCCTATTGATGAGCATGGAGGACCCATTGTGCCTCATGCATGTCGTCTAGATAACAAAAGCTACATGTTGACATTTCGTGGCGATATTGTATTTGAATATGTGTTTCCTGAAGGAATGGGTGAACCGGTTGTCAATACATTTGAGAACATTGTGATTGGTGAAATTCCTCTGATGTTGAGAAGTCGTAACTGCTACTTGACTGCAATGGATGGATATCCTTTAGGCGAATGTCTCTACGAACTAGGTGGATATTTTATCATTGATGGCAAAGAGCGTGTTTTGCTGACTCAGGAACTACTTGGAAACAACATGATGTATTCAGGACTGCGTGATCGCAAGGCAGCGTCAACTTCTGAAGACACTCCAGATGAACCTGCTGAACTCAAGCGTGTTGTAAAGACTTCATTTGAAGGTGAAAAGGAGTTTTATGTAGGTATCAAGTCTGTATCGGAAGATGCATCCAAAGGTCCGTATTCTCACTATTTGGTTTTGAGTCCACCCTCTGCATGGAATGAAGAAGATGTAGAAAAAAGTAGGTCTAAGCGTAGTTTAGTTATCACTCTACCTGGATTCACTGAGCCTGTTCCAGTATTGAGCATCTTTGCAGCATTAGGCGTTACATCCGATCGTGATTTATATGATCTCATTCTAACAGGTGTCCCAGATCGTGATCGTCTTGCATACGATGATGTCTTTCAACAACTTGTTTTGAGTCATACTATGCTTTTGGAAAAAGCAGGTTCTGATCTTGAAGTTCTTGAGCGTTTGACTAAGCGAAAGTATCGTTCAGAAGTGATTCAAAATATCTATGAATTAATGTTTCCTCATATTGAATCTTCTGAGAATCCCGGAACTTTATTGCGTCGCAAGGCCTACCTTCTCGCACAAATGGTGAGAATGGCAATTGATGTATCTCTTGAACGAAAGCCTCCTTCGGATCGTGATAATATTGAATACAAGCGTTTCAATACATCGGGTGATCTGATGTTTCAAGAGTTTCGCCGTATCTACCGTGAAGTCTCAAAGACTATGTTGTTAAAATTGGATTCAAGAATTCAATATGAACGCAAGACCTATGAAGGTCGTGGATTAGCTCAGCTTGTTGAACGTGAAACAGTTGGAACCTATTGGCGTAAATATATGATGATGAATGAGTTTACCAAATCATTCAAAGGTCAGTGGGGAGGTCGTGATGGAATTGCACAAGAACTTTCTCGTCTTTCGTATGTAAGTTATCTATCTCAACTTCGTCGCACATCACTTCAGATTGAACCTTCCATGAATACTGCACCTCCTCGTAGATTGTATGCATCTCAGTTTGGATTGACTTGTCCAATTGATTCTCCAGATGGATCGGGTGTAGGTCATCTAAAATCATTAGCTATTCTTGCAAAGGTATCCAATGCATTTCCTTCATCGGTAATCCGAACCAAATTATTTGAGACTAAACTAGTTCGTCGCATTGAAGATATTCATCCTTCTACATGGATGCCATTTTGGACTCGTGTGTATGTCAACTCAGATTTGGTAGGACTTTGTATTGGAAATACTGAAGATCTACATATCAAGTTATTGGGCTTACGAAGAGCAGGTGAGTTCCGATTTGATGTAAGTCTTGCATGGAATAGACTTGAGAATATTTACACGATTACTTGTGATGCTGGACGTCCTATTCGTCCTGTCTATCGTGAAGGAGTCATTGAATCTGATGTACTGGCTGCAAAGACTTGGCAAGAGTTGATGAATCTAATGGACTTTGTAGATGCGACTGAATCAGGTGTTGCTCGATTTTCATTGACTCCATTTCACCCTACACTGCAATCTGAAATCCATATGTCATTCTGTCTTTCACCACTTGCTAACTTGACTCCATTTTTAGATCATAATCCAGGCACTCGTAATAACTTCTCAATAGCTCAACAGAAGCAAGCCTGTTCATGGTTTCATACAAACTATAACAAGCGATTTGATACGATTTCATCCATTACCGTGAATCCGCAAAAGCCTCTGTCTCATACCTGGATGTATCGTGAAATGATGGGTGCAGGTGGTTGTATGCCCTACGGCGAGAATGTGATCGTAGCCTTTACAACCTACGGCGGTCACAATCAAGAGGATTCAATGATCATCAATGAAAACAGTTTGAAGCGTGGAATGTTCCGAACTCATTATTTCCATTCCTATGATGTTCGTGAAACTATTTTGGATCCATCGGTTGTTCCACCAGTTCGCACAATGTTTGCAAATCCTGTTACAAATCCTAAGTATTCAGATGCTGTCAAACGCAAAGAAGATGTATCGTATGAAATGCTTGATGCTGATGGAATTATCAAACTGAACTCCATTGTGGATGATAAAACTGTTTTAGTAGGAATTGTAACACCGATTACAGATTCAGAAGGAACTGAAAAAGGATTCCGTGATGCTTCGCAAGTTCCTAAACGCGGTCAACATGGACGAGTAGATGGCATTTATCGGTACTCAATGCCAGATGGAAGTAATGGAGTTAAGATTCGTATTGTTGAAGAACGATCTCCACTTCCAGGTGATAAGATGGCTTCAAGACACTCACAAAAAGGTACAGTAGGTCAACTTATTTCTGAAGAGAATATGCCTTTTACTGAACGAGGATTAAGACCTGATATTGTCTTTAATCCTCATGGTCTTCCAACTCGTATGACCATTGGTCAGCTTATTGAGGCTATGAGTAATAAATTAGGTATTCAATTAGGAACATTTATAGATGCAACTCCCTTTACAGTTTCCAATCGTATTGAAGACTTAAAGACTGAAATGACGCTTCGTGGATTTGAACCACATGGACATGAAATCTTGTACAATGGAGAAACAGGTGAAATGATGGAAGCTGATGTGTTTATGGGACCTATCTATTACCAACGATTGAAGCACATGGTAGAAGATAAAATCAACTATCGTGCAACTGGACCTAAAACATTATTGACCCATCAACCTCTACACGGTCGTTCTAAGGGTGGAGGTCTTGCAATTGGTGAAATGGAACGCGATGGTATGGTGGCTCATGGAATGTCCAAGTTTCTTCATGAAAGTTTTATGGATAGATCTGATGCAGCAGAGGTTCAGATTGATCGTTCAACAGGAACTCTAGATACAAGTCCTGATACAATGCCTATGCCGTACGCAATGAGTTTATTTGTAAAAGAATTAGAGTCGTCGCATATACAGGTAAAGTTACTCACTGAAAAATAATTCAATTTTATCATCGTCCAAAATGGATCTATACTTTCCAAACAAATAGATAGTACCTCAGTAATACAATGTCTTCCTTCAACTCTCTAGCTATTCAACGATACCCCCGTAATGTTTCTATGCAAAATAAGTATATCGCAGCACTCATTGAGTGCCAAGTTTCTCCAGCCTATCGAGTTCTAACTCCATTTGGAGATTTCCCTTGTCCTTCTGAACCTCTCATGGAGGATGACACTAAAGGATGGGAAGTCGTAAAACGCAAGGTCTGGGTCAAGAAGACCAAGACCAATCAACAGCTGGCTGAAGAAGCTAAGCTTGAAAACTGGGAGGATGTAGAACACTACGGTCAAGCGACCTACTTTACACCCTCAGCGTACGAGCACAACGGAGCACTCTTCGATATCGGCTCTCGCTTTTGAAATCTCAATCATAAGTAATGCCTGCACCACCTCAAATTGTTGGAGTTCCTGGTTCAATGAATCCATTGGAAGAACGCATGGCAGTTGCGTACGCAATGGGAGCTAGAACTCCAGAAGAAATGGCAACTCAAATGGTTAAAACAGAGATTTATACAATCATTTTTCTTGTAATTGTTCTTGCAATTGTCTTTATCGTTTTTTGGTTTCTGGGCAAGGAAGTTCCTATAACACATGAACCCTTTACGGAGAAACCACGAGATGAAAGTCCCGACCACCACCCCTTTTTTTGAATAGTGCTTAAAGGTAAGGATGGAGGATATAGTAGTGAGCATGTATGATCATATGTATGTAACAAAGCGTAATGGTGACCGTGTTCCTGTTTCTTTTAATGAAGTCTCAACTCGCATTCAACGATTAGCTGAAGGTCTACCACATGTGAATCCTGATTTGGTCTCTCAAAAAGTCTGCTCTCAAATCCATGACGGAATTAAAACGTCTGAATTAGATGAGTTTGCTGCTGAAACATGTGCTATGATGCAGGCTCGTTATCATCCTAATTATGGTAAGTTGGCTGCTCGTATTATTATTGATAATCACCAAAAACTCAATCCTGAGCTTCCGCCTTTAGATAATCCAATCTATTCAGATGCTTATCGTTCAATTTTTAATCAACATGCTTCTGAGATTATGAGTATCTTTAGGTGGGATCGTGATTTCATGTTTGATTACTTTGGATTCAAAACACTTCAAAAAGGGTACATGCTTCCAGGAGAACGCCCTCAACATATGTGGATGAGAGTTGCTCTTCAGCTTCATGGAACTAACTTTGGAAGAGTTCGAGAGACCTATGATGCATTATCACTAGGATATTTCATTCACGCAACTCCTACTTTATTTAATGCTGGAACACCTCGTCCTCAGTTGAGTTCTTGTTTTTTGGTTCATATGCAAGATGACTCTATCAAGGGTATTTATGATACATTAGGTGAATGTGCTCAGATTTCAAAATGGGCGGGTGGAATTGGATTATCCATTCACAATGTTCGTGCACGAGATTCAACCATTCATGGAACCAATGGAAAGTCTACAGGATTGACACCGATGCTCAAAGTCTTCAATGACACGGCCAAGTATGTAAATCAAGGTGGAAAGCGTAATGGATCTTTTGCAATCTATTTGGAACCTTGGCATGCAGATATTGAAGAGTTTCTCCGTCTCAAGTTGAATACTGGAAATGATGAGGAAAGAGCCCGTGATTTATTTTATGGTCTGTGGATTCCAGATTTATTTATGAAGAGAGTTGAAGAGGATGGAGTATGGTGCTTGATGACTCCTGATCAATGTCCAGGGTTATCTGATTCTTGGGGTGATGAGTTCAATAGTCTTTATAATAAATACGAAAGCGAACAAAAATATGTTAAAAAGGTCTCAGCTAAGAAGTTGTGGCAAATGATTGTAGATGCTCAAATTCAGACTGGAACACCCTATTTGCTCTACAAAGACGCATGTAACGCAAAGTCCAATCAACAGCATTTGGGAACAATTAAGTCATCCAATCTTTGTACTGAAATCATTGAGTACACATCTCCTGAAGAAACAGCAGTCTGTAACTTAGGATCTCTTGCACTTCCAAAGTTTGTTAGAAATGGTGTGTTTGATTTCAAATTGCTTCGTTCATATACATCCGTTCTCACACGAAACTTGGACATCGTGATTGATAAGGCTTACTATCCAACTGAAAAGTGTAAGCGTTCAAATATGAGACATCGTCCAATTGGAATTGGTGTTCAAGGTCTAGCAGATGTATTTGCAATGCTGAGAATTCCATGGACTTCTCTAGAAGCTGCAAAGTTGAATCGCGAAATCTTTGAGAACATCTACTATGCTTCGGCAAAGATGAGTATGTGTTTAGCAAGTAACGACGATGATTGGCGTGTTCCAGTTGAACCCACAAATATATATCCATCATTTCTTGGATCTCCTATGAGTGAAGGAAAGATGCAGTTTGACTTGTGGGGTGAAGAACCTAGAGAAACACCTTATCTAGATTGGGGAACATTGAAGATATTTTGCAAAGGTGGAATGAGAAATTCATTATTGGTTGCTCCAATGCCTACTGCGTCCACATCTCAGATTCTAGGTAATAACGAGTGCTTTGAACCTTTCACTTCTAACCTATATTCTCGTCGTGTATTATCAGGTGAGTTTATGGTTGTGAACAAGTACTTAGTTGAAGATTTGGTTGCCCGAGGGTTATGGACTTCTGAAGTACGAACAGGTATTATTGCAAACAACGGGTCCATTCAAAATATTACTGAACTACCTGAAGATATTCGTGAACTCTACAAGACTGTTTGGGAGATACCAATGAAGACCTTGATTAACCTAGCTCGTGATCGTGCTCCGTTTATTTGCCAGTCGCAATCACTCAATTTATTCCTCGCCGAGCCCACTCCATCCAAAGTATCGTCCATGCATTTTTATGCGTGGAAGGCAGGATTGAAGACAGGATGTTATTATTTAAGAACTAAAGCAGCTGCAAAGGCCCAACAATTTACTGTGGAGCCACCCTCCTGCGTTTCTTGCTCGGCTTAAGAAATTGTGTTGATGTTAGAACAAACAAATGTCGACTCCTTCTGCAACTGTTGTAACTCCCGATGGTAAACATGCCGCCCAAGTCTCTGAGATGAAGGGTGGTGCTATTGCCCTCAGCCCACTCCCTCTCTCTGGCGGCCGAAAGCGCAGAATGACCAAGAAGATGAAGAAGATGCTCAAGACTCTCAAGAAGCTCAAGGGAGGTGAAATGGAAGAAGCTGTTGAGGCAGCTGAGGAGGGTGCTGAAGCCCCTGTTGAAGGTGCTCGTCGTCGCCGCCGTGGATCCCGCAAGAGCCGCCGTGGATCCAAGAAGGGTCGTGCAGGTCTCTTCTATTAAACATTTGTAATTTGTTTCATTTCTTTCATCAAATACCCATGTTGAAACTCAGAGCTTAATACAGTTTTAGCAAACTCCATAGCATGCATTGTGATATCATGGGCGTATTCGTCATGTTCAACAAGGTATTGAATTACTTCTCTAAGATTGGAGAGATCATACTCTACAGAAACATAGTGATATCCTTCAATCAAAAATTTATTAAACCACCAGTTGTTTCCAGGATGTGTTATCAAAATTGGTACAGATCCTGAAGCAAACACCCACTGAAGTGCAGACGCGATACAGTTTCCATCTACTATCAAAATATATTTATGTTGAATATGTTCTTGTAAGCTACGTGCTTCATCGTAGAAACGTGTATCTTCTGGAAATAGAAGTCTTCCCATATGTTCTGGATCCATGTTCAAATTTCTTGTTAATTTAGCATCTGCATGAGGAAAATCATGAAGGTCCCACACAAGTCTTGTTCGTAGTGTAGGAGCTTTACCACCTGAAAGACATCCACGCCAATATGCAATTGATTTTTTAGATTCCCAAGGAATATGTTGAATATGATCTGATACTGAATTCCATACACCCTTTTCAAATGAAGCATCATCTAGTGGAAGAAGAATCGTATTTGGATGAGAAATATCTCGTGTACATAAAACTCCAATCACTGAATATTCAGCTGATAGTTTTTCTAGATCATTTTGATCAAAAATTGCAAGTGTTAAATTCTTTTCACACATAATTCCATCTCCTTGAATGACTGCAAATGGTATTGTATTTAATTGATCTTGTAAAAACTTTAAAATAGGTCCATTCATATGACACATTGAGAATTGTCCTGCCCATACCCAATCATGAGTAGTTGTATATCTCTCAAAATGAGGCATTATTATTAAATAGACTCGCCAATCTCTGTAACTAACGTGAATAGATCATCTGAGAATCCGTAGTGACATCCGTTAGGTTCAGCCATAGGAGGTGCCTTACGAGCAGATGTATTCTTCTTGTGAACTAGACTAACAATAACATCTTGAGGTGACATCTCACGACATTGTTGTTCACGACCTCTTACAAATCCTCCACCTTCTGCAATGTGCTGATCAGGAAAGTTTCCTGCTTCCCAGAAAGACCGTGTGAAGCATAGTGTTGCTTCAGATACACGATCACACATAGGAAGTTTGATAGGAGGAATATTCATAAACGACTTCTTCTCATGAATGTTGTAACAAGGAATTACAGTTGAGAATAAACAGTCTTTTTTAGGGGCTGCAAGTAGATTGGCTACACGAGATAACAAACTATTGCTTGGATAAACATCATCATCATCCATTGTGACAAAAATATCATGTGTTGCATGTTCTATTGCTAAATTACGCTTTGCACCAATAGTGAGTGGAGTATCAGAAAGAACATATTTTAGATTCTTCATGTCTGAAATTAGGTCAATAATTTGATCATTACCATCATCTACAACAACCCACTCAATCTTTTCTGCTGGATAGGTTTGAGCAATCAAACCATACTTGACCAACGGAATAAATGGACGACGATCACGAGTGATTGTAATGACAGAAATGAAGGGAAGATCTTCTTCCTTTGGAAGTGTCTTTTCAACTGAATACTCTTCCAATCCTTCTGTCACACTTTGAATAGCTTTTTCAAGGGTCTTCAAAAATTTCTGATGACGACTCTCATATCGATCACGATTTGCACGACTTTCAGTTCGCTTCTGATGATGTGACAAATTTGCATAGAGTGTAAGACAGTCTACCAATGATCCTACATCTACATCTTCTAAGACACCCAAACACTCAGGATGAGGAACTGAGCGAGCACTGGAAGCCCAAATCGCATTATTTGTAATCTCTGAGAATGGTTTAATTGAACTGAGAATAAGCATACACTCTGCAGACATACCTTCATTGACTGCATGACAGAACCCTTCGGCAGCAGAGGTGCAGATCATTAATCCGCAATCAGCCATCAGTTGATCATAGTCTTTTTCAGACATACGATCGTTATGAACTACAAACTTGGAACAAACTGAATCAGGAATCTTAGGAACCTGAAGATCGTAGTAAACAAGTTCTATTACTGGAAGACGATCAAACAAGTCTGGATTTGTTTGTTGAATTCGCATATAGGCTTGAACGATAGGTTTTGGATGACGCCAAATGTTTTTACCAACAGGAACTATTGCACGACCATAATCTTTTGTAATTGGAACTGTTTTGTCCACAGAAGTCCAGTTGATATACCGAACATTTCCCCAAGTCTCAAACAACTTTGCGGCTTCGTATGTCTTTACCCAAATCTCATCAACCATATGACCGTATGGTTCCCAAGTCTTTTGTGTCCATTCAGGATGAGGAATCCAAATATTCTTTGCGGCTGAATGAAAGAGTGATGGATTAATGGATTCAACAAAGAAGTTGATATCTGCTTCCTCACATTGAGGATGAAAATGAGGAACGTGACGGATGACCGTGCCCTTCCCCAAAGTGTTAAAGACCATACCATGTAAGATATGTATATCTTGGGCTAATCCAAGTGAGTTTGTGTTTCCAATAATATTCACACGCATCCTTCTATTCTTAAAGAGTGCGTTTTGTAAACTTGTTGCTTGAACGACGCTTACAGGTTCTTGCTCGTCCTTGAGTCATTCGTTTCCAAGAGCTAACATCGCGTGAAGCTGAATGAGTGAAATTGACTGGGCGATCGCGAAACCATTGTGGATTTCCAATCGCAATATACGAAGCTGTAGGTGCAGATTCAATACGAGATTCGTAGGTCTTACTGAGTTCAATACACTTTGCAAGCATCTCTGCTGTTCCAAAACCATAGGTTTTTTCAAGTGGATCCGTTCGGTATTTATGATCGTCTACTATCCATGAATTTCCATTCCAAGAAAATCCATCAATGGGTCTAAACAGACCAATTGCTGAATCCCAAAGATACCATCGTCCTTGTTGTAGAAAAATACGATCCTGAAAGCGAACCAACATTACTTACTTAAAAGAAGCTCTTCAGCTCACCTGTCCGCGTTCCATATATATTAGCTTGCGTGGGTCGTTCAATGGGTGCTGGAAAGTCTTGAATATCCTTTCGGTAATACTTATAGGCTTCAATCTCTACCAAAATGTTGTTTGAACACCATCCAATGACTCGGTTATTTAGCAATGTAAGTTCCTCGGACACTCGTTCTGGATCATTCTGAGCATACTGAAGGTAATATGATCGCATCACAGTCTTTAAATCTGCATCACTCTGGCGACCAATCACATACTGTTTAGGTCCGCTCATTTGAAGAACAGCTGAAGCAATCTCAGTTTGAAGATTTTCCAAGTTTGCCTCACTAAAGAAGACGGTGTTCAAAGGTGTAGACTCGTGACGGTACTGCATCTTCTCAGCTACACGAGATGGAACAACATAGGGTTCTTGAGCAGTTAAGGTATAGGGAGGCAGTGTGGACTTTTCTTCATCACCACTAAGAGGTAGCCGTCCAGTATGCTTTGGAGCATTTGGAATTGCTGAACGGGTATAAAACTCAGACAAGGATTCAACACTTAGATCAACAAGAGGAGAACTCATTGCTTTGTTATAAGACAATCTTTCCACCGATCGCACCTGTATCAGGTTGAAGAATTTCTAATTCGAGTGTATAGACTGGCTGAAGAGATGCATTCATAAACTCAAGATTAGAACCTACTAATGAATTTGGTTCAAGAATGGTATACGTTATATTATCAATAGATCCAGGATACTCAGGGCTTACATTTCCGTTATTACCTGCTGTAAAAAAGTTTGGAATTATGAATCCATTGTACGATGAAATATAGGGGGATGTACGAGGTTGGTTTGAAGAGGATCTTGGTTGATAAATACCATCTGCATCTGAAACATAGTCTAATAACTGTAAAACTGGAAAAGTTCCAGTTAAAAGTGCTTGAACAAATCGTTTCTTATCAACATTTTGAACTGAAAGGTATGCTGATTTCAACATATTTGAAATGGTTCCAGGATAAAAAACAATACGATCACCAATACGCATTTCATTTCCACTGAAGTATTGAAATTCAGGTGTAAAGCATTTGATATAGATTCCATCTGAGTCTGTCTGCATAAGTGAGATTGAAAGATTATCATTATGAATAAATACATTCCCAATTGGATCTGAAACACTAATTTGGAGTCGTTGTAAGTTTGTGATAGGGCTTTGAAGACGAAGAGCTTCTTCACCCCATGGCTCATAATCAAACTGCTGAACACCAACTGATGTATTGAAAACCTGCTGTTGACGTTGCTTCTGAGTCATCACTGAAAATGAACGACGAGTAGGTTCATTGCCTCCTACATACTGACCAAAGTATTCATTCAAATAAAGCATCAAATAGGGATAGGTTGAAAATGTTGAAAATGTAGTATTTGTCAGTGAAGCTGAAATTGCTGTTGACAAAGCGGCATTTGAACCAGTTGGAATGATAGGTAGATCAAGAAACTGACGTTGAGGCATAACAGCACGAACTAGACGAAGAGAAGAAACATTACATGGTGTAAAGACACTACCAAATCCAGCTCCAGAAGGTGTCAATGTATAACCTGTATCGTATGCAATAAAATTACCATTAGGTAAGCTCGAGTTATAACCTGGATAAGGTACATTAGATAGAGTCCATCCACGAATATTTGGAATACCAGGTACAGGTGATGAAAGTGCTATTTGTTCATCTGCAAAAGTAGGAATAAATGGATTATTAGTGTATACAGGAGGATTACTTGTATTTGAATTTTGAGCTCCAAATGTAAAGATTAGATTTGAAAAAGGATTAGGCTGCTTGACCCAGTCTCTTTGAGATGTATCAATCACTACATATCGCTTTGCTACAGTTGTCTTAGGCGATTCTTGAACAATGGATATATCTGAATGTGATCCTGTTTGTTCGTTTGTATACGATACTTCAGGGGTTGTAATTGAACCTCCACTTGAAAAAGGTTCTACACTTGTATATCCTCGTGTAGTTTGCATCATGATACGCGGATCAAATGAATATGTATTTTGTGCGGCTCGGTCTTGTTTGACTAATAAATCAAGATAGTTGCTCATTCTTATTTATACTACTTCTAAATCTGCTAGCCACATCTCACGCCAAGTTGTCTTCTCCAAATCCTCCTGTTGAACTTTCAAGTTAATTCTGTCATCCTCATGCTTCTTGATTTTCTCCAGCGTAAAGGCTGACACAGGAAGACTTAGAATGTAGTCGTAGCTATCATTGATCAATTCATACTGATTCTGTTTCAAGATCTCATCACACTCTTTCAGTGACTTCTTCTTGAGTACTACTTTAGGCTTGTCTGAAATCTGATCCTTGATGAATCGGACTACATTTTCATGATACGGCAATTTGGCTGCAATTACACCGAGTTGATGTCTACGGCGATCGTCATATAACCCGCTACGAACCATAACAAATTCCTCTAGAATAGCATTTAGTGTAGAATACTTTGTGATGATACCTTTGTGATTAAAGGCGTGCATGTTCGTTGTCTTCACCTTCTCAGTCAAAGACTTCTCAAGCACCTTCTCATCAATTCCCTTGATTATGATGTTAATCTGTTGATCAGTAGATGTATCTGTAAAGTCCTTGATACGACCTTCAGCAAGTTCCTTCTCTAGCCACTCCCGATAGTCTGCCGTCCATGTTCCAGGAGGAAGCTCTGTCACTACATACTCATCCTTAACCTTCTTGAATACACCCATGACACCTTCTTCTGTATATGTACCCTTGAATCCTTCAAAGTATGGACTAAGCGGCTTAGTAGAGAGCGGCGCATTGTTCTTCAGATGATCTACAATCATGTCCTTTATGACCTTCGGATTACACTGTGGAATGTAGGTGGAATATCCAGTACCAATTCCTCGAGCACCGTTGATCAGAAGCATTGGTAAGACTGGAGCATACCATTCTGGCTCTACTGGTAATCCATCGTCATCACGATACTTGAGAATTGGAAAGTCCTCTTCACACACAATCTTGCGAATGCGTGGCTGGAGATAGGTGTGAATATAACGAGGTGAAGCTGCGTCTTTTCCACCTTGAATACGAGTTCCAAATTGTCCCTGTGGAACCAGCCATGGAATATTATTTGCACCCATGAAGTCTTGAGCCATACCGATAATGGTCTCATTCAATGATGCTTCACCGTGATGGTAGCCAGTGTGCTCTGAAACATACCCTGCAAACTGAGCAACACGGATCTCTTGAGTAAGATTTCTCTTGAAGGCTGCATACAGAATCTTACGCTGCGAGGTCTTGAGTCCATCCATCACATTTGGAATAGATCTCTCCAAGTTGTAATAACTGAAGTGGATCAAATCTTTGTGAATGAAATCCTCGTAAGGAAGATGATTTCCTGATGGAATTAGACTTGTTCTATCATATCCTTTGAGCCATGTCTTACGGTCATCCGCTCGTTGTTTGTTGAATGCTAATTCAATAGATTCATCTGACTTGTCGTCATAGTCAAATCGAACTGCATTGACTTTGCTGAAGTAATCTTTGGCTTCGTCTCGTGTAGAAGTACCTAATCCCTTGTAATACTTCACCTTCCATCCCTTAGAACCCTCTCCTTCTCTCCACTGCTCGTATTCGTATTGAGAGTAGAAGATACGATTCTCCTTGCCTTTGTTTGCCTTGACAATCGGTGTTGCCATGTAGGTTATGAACCCTGGAATCGCAATCAACTCGTGCCAGAGTTCGTGAAACAGATTGATCAACAGACCTCGGATATGAGACCCATCCAAATCTTGATCGGTCATAATCATAATGGATCCATAGCGCAGATCCTTGACATCGGCATACTTCTTGCCTGAAGTCAGACCTAGAATCTTCTTTAGTTCTGCGATCTCCTTGGTTTGTTCTACCTTTGCGTCGCTTGTGTCTTTGACATTCAGTACCTTACCCTTGAGTGGATAGACACCAAAGAACTTGCGTTGTTCTTGACTCAGACCTGAGAGTGCCATAGCCTTAGCTGAATCTCCTTCGGTGAGAATCAGTGTACACTTAGCAGAGTCTTTAGTTCCAGCACTGATCGCATCATCCAGCTTTGGAATGCCTGTGATTCTGGATTGTTTCTTTCCATCGGTTTTGGAGTTGTCTTTAGCATCCTTAGCAGATTGTGCTTCCAAGAGCTTTGGAACAATCGCTAGTTTGGAGACGACTTTCTTCAAGAACTCTTCACTGAGTTTTGGACTGGATCCAAAGGCACTGGATTTGGTTGTGAGTGTCTCTTTAGTTTGTGAAGTAAAGCTTGGGTTCTCAATCATACTTGTGATGAAGATCGCAAGATGGTCTTTCACAAGACTGGGCTTAACTTTCACTTTCTTTTTGGTTTCCAAGTAGTCTACAATGTGTCCTACTACTTGATTTGTCACTGCATCTACATGCGTGCCTCCTTTAGAAGTCCAGATACCGTTGACAAATGACATGCTAAAGGTTTTATCTACTGGACTGTCAGCAACCGCAATGTTCCAGCGCTCATTTGGAGTTTCGTAGATCACAGTCTCACATCCAAACGCCTTCGCATACTCTGTAAGATTCTTACACTTCACAGGTGTCTCGTTGAATGTGACCTTAACCTCCTTCCCGAGCGTCATCGCCAAATCCCATACACGACGCTCAATAAGCCTCTGCATACCCTCATTGATACTCTCCATTCCGAATCGCTTGAAGTCGGGAGTCCAAATCACCTGAACACTTGACTTGCCCTTGTTTGCAATCACAATCGGCTTCTCTATTTCTGTCATATTCTTCTTGAATGTCTGCTTGTACTTCAGTCCTCGTGGCTGATCCACTACTGTAACAACCATCTCCTGTGCAAAGATGTTCACTAGCTTCACACCATAACCATTCTTACCTCCAACCAATTTCTTCTCATTCTTGTCGTAGTTTGTTGAGGTCAATAGCTCTCCAAAGATCATCTGTGGAATCCAAGTCTTGTGCTCTGGATGCTCTGCCACATCAATCGGCTCGCCATCGTTCTTGATACTGAATAGACTTGCACCACAATGAATCTCAATGTTCTTCACTGGGTTCGTTGACTGACGGCTTCGGAGACGCACAACCTGATCATGGGCATTAACTAGAAGCTCGTCAATTAGTTTGTAGAAGCCAGGATTGACTGGGATTGTTGCTGTCTTGAATGTGTCCTCATTTCGGAGAAACACTTCTTCATCTGCAGTGGTCACACTGCCAATATATGTGTCAGGGAGGTCTAAAATATGTTCACGGTGCGTCTTGCGTTGATAAGCTGTTGATAGATCTGTCATATTTAATGGTGAGTTCCAGTCTTTTAAACTATTAACTTCCATTTTAGTAATGTCGCAAGGACCTTTTGGACCTATAGGTCCCACTGGACCTACTGGAATGACAGGTCGTAGAGGTCGTCAAGGTGATGGATTTGGACCTACTGGAGCTAATCTATTTTCAGGAGGATTGCTTACACTCGTATCTGTAACAAATGTTGGCTATAGTACTCCTGTATTAACTGTAACTACTTCATCAAGTGGCACTCATTATTCATTACTTGATGCATCTGTTTCGGATGGACAATGTACATTAACTTTACCAACATCTGGACTTTCATCTGGAATGTATTGGGGTTTTTATAATGAAAATACTGCATATAAAATACGAATTTATCTTATAAACGGTAATGCAGTTTATAATGGTATCTCATTAGCTACATTTGTTGAAATTGCACCTAGGAATGGTTGTATTATAGCGTATAGTGGAACAGCTGGAATATATATAGTATTCTAATAAATGGCTGGTAATCAAGGACCCACTGGCATTACAGGAGCATTCGGTCTTCAAGGATTTCGTGGACCTAAAGGACTACCATATGGAGTCACTGGACCCTCTTATAGAAATTTGAATAGTACTATCGCTATTCAATCACCTACTGGAACAACCATTACACTGACAGAAGAAAACATATATACATTTTTTAATATTGCAGTTCAACCAACCACAACTATTGTTTTTCCTACAACAAGAACTGAAACCTTTCCAATTCCAGAACAAGCTGGGATGTTTTGGGTATTCAGAAATAATACAAGTAGTATTATCACTCTTAATTTTTCAAATGCAACCGTTGATTGTTCAGGAAATCCAACTGCATCAACACTTGATATTCCAAAAGGGAATGGACTTACGATTGCGTATGCTTCAAATATAACACGATATATTGCATTCTAATAAATGTCAACAGGGCCTCAAGGAGGACAAGGATTGCAAGGTGCATATGGACCGCGTGGTATTACAGGAGCGTTTGGGTGGGGATATGGAACAACAACCGGTCCTACAGGATCAATAGGATATATTGGTATTTCAATACCCGGTAGTTCTAATGTTTCAATAACAAGTGCAAATGCAAGTTCATTATTTAGGTTGAAAATTGCAAGTACATATGTAAATTCAAATTCAATTACAACAAATTCTGTATATTATTCACTTCCATCCGGATTAGGTTCAAATAATGTAGGTCAGTTTTGGACATTTAGTAATGATCTGTCGCCTATTGGATCTCTTGATTTACTTCCAACTGGATCATCTACTGCGACTGTATCAATTAGATCATATGCAAGTGCTACATTTGTCTATAAAGGTGGAACTAGTACTGAAATAAGTAATTATAGTCTTTTCTAAGAATAAATGGCTCTTCCCAGTATAATCAAACGAGGAAATCCACTCTATACAATTGAATATCTTGTGAGTGGACCTAGTAATGCTTCTAATCAACCTTTGTCTAATGTAACTACCATTATATCTGCTGATTTAGCTAATTTTGGAGCAAATGTCTATGTTCTAAATGATGTTGCTTCAAGTAATGCAAAATTAAATGAAGTAGATCCAATTAATCATACATCTCTTATTCGCAATTCTGGTTACAATGCTCCAACTGATATGGCATCTTTTGCAATTACAACTACATCCTATAATTCTGCGTCTAATATAACACTTACAAATACAGATACATGGATTTTAGTTGCAGATTACTGTAATAGCCAAATAATGGTGACTCCTAGATTACAAAATTCAATAGAAGCTTCTTATAGAGTAAGAGATAGTAATGATAGCAATACATATATTGGTCCAAATATTTTAGGTATTGGACCAGGCTCAACAAGTACTCAAAGAAATTTACTATATATTGGAACAAACGGAAAGCTTTCTAACACAACCCTTCGTTTTACAAATTCCAATTTACTAAGAACGAGTAATTATACTGAAGTTAATGAAAATAGTCCAATTCTTAGGATTATCAATTCACCTACAACAAATCACTTTTATTTTATAGCAGGTTCTAGTCCTTATACAATTCGATATGGGGGATTAACAGGTTCCTCTTTTACCCAATTAACTAATCTTCCATCTTGGAATGAATTATTAGATATTACATTTGATCCATTTGGAAACTTATGGTTTACAAGTTATACTACTAACTTAGCAGGTACAAGTACATATACACTTAAAAAATATATTTTCACCAATCCAAGCAATGGTGTGGTAACTTATACTAAAACATTAGGATCAATTGGATCAGGTGGAACTCCTGTAGTTGATTATATTCCAACCAAAGGTATTGTTATTGCAGATGATAAAGGTAATGGTTATTTTGGTGGATGTAATAGTAACTCAATTCAAAGCGTATATATAACTAATCCATATTACACATATTAGACACTTTCACTGAATCCACTTGAAGAAACTAATGCCTCCAAGAAAACATCTTCCTGAAGCCCCAGTGATTTTTTCACTGAGACTTCCGTCTGAAGAAAATGTGCCTGTTCCAGCTGGAACTATGACTACCTTTGCAGATGTAGTTCAAACTGCCTGGTCTGAACCTACACAAACTGCAACCAACTACGCAGATATTCTGTCTACTGTAGAAACTTCACGAGTTGCTGAGCGATTTAGCACAGAAACTATGAAGGATATTTTGTCACGAACACGAACACCTACGTATGGTCCTACTTCAGCGTGTATGTGGTGCTGTCATCCTTTTCCATGGAAAGCATCTGTTCTACCTGTGAGCTACGATGCATATGAAAATATGTATACTTGCGAAGGTAACTACTGTTCACCTGAATGTGCATTGTCTTATTTGTATAATGATATTGCTCTATCGGATGTAAGCCGATGGAGTCGTCATGCTTTGTTATCGGATTTGTATCGGTCTATCTATACTAATAAAATTTTGACTCCAGCTCCTCACCGTCACATGCTCCGAATGTTTGGTGGTCCTCTGGACATTGAACAGTTTCGTGAATATGTTGCGAATAGTGAAGACATGATCGCTGTTCAACTTCCACCTCTTCGCCTTCATGTTCCATCCATGAATGTTCAAGGACCTATTCGTGATGTTAAGAAGTTTGTGAGCTTGTCTCAAGAAACAGTGGACAAAGCATCCAAGGAACTCAGATTAAGAAGAACAAAGCCCGTTCATCAAACGGGTGCCACGTTAGACAAGTGCATTACATCGTATGGCATTATTGTATAAAAGATGCAGTTCAACGAATTGCTCAAAACTCAAATGATGCTTCAACTTCCTTCAACTAAGAATCCACTGATGAACATGTTAGCTCTCAATGGATTTGAAATTGCTGTAAAAACATTCCCTACATGGTCAGCTTGGGCTTCAGCAATGTGTTGTAGTCGTCGCAAACCTGGTAACTCTGTAGAGATTCCACACTCTGCTTTGAAAACACCTAGAGCTTCAATCACTTGTGAAAGAGGAAGTCAGACACAAACAAATACAAATCGTACTGCGACTGCAACTATGTTTTCAGGCCGTATGGATGCTGTTGTCTTTTTTGTAACAACACTTCCTGCTATGAAGAGTTTATTGGCGGTGACCAATCATGATTATCTTCCTAATGAGTTTGAGCCAGTTTGTTTGGACAATGATGTATATTTTGAACTCAATGATCTAAAAATTACGGATGGAGCTCCTGAAATTATTAAGTTCAAGTTATATTGTTATGAACATGATGTTCAACATCTTCAGACATTTGTAGATAATTGTAATACAGACTATGAGCGAAGAATGGCAAATAAATTAGGAGCTCATCGGTACTACTTTGATCAAATGGTTCAGACCAAAACAAAAGGATCTATTCAAAACCCTCTTCCTACCACTCACTTGGTTTATACAAAAACTAAGTTTGTCACAACACGAACCTTTGAAAATGTGTTCTTTGAACAGCGTACACAAGTTCGGGATCGTGTCAAGTTTTTCTTAGAACATCGTGATTGGTATGAGAAGAAAGGTATTCCCTATACACTTGGATTTATGTTTCATGGTCCACCTGGAACTGGCAAAACATCTAGTATCAAAGCCATTGCAAATGCTGGACGCAGGCATATTGTGAACATTCAACTCTCAGAAGTCAAAACTAAACAACAGCTTCAACATCTCTTTTTCAATGATGAACTTTATGTATTCAATGGAGTCAATACAGAGAAATATACAATTCCAATTGCAGAGCGTCTGTATGTGATTGAAGATATTGACGCAATGGGTGATGTAGTGCTTCGTCGTGAATGGAAGAAGCCTATTATAGAAGAGAAGAAGAAAGAAGAAGATCCTTTTGGAGATCGTAAGCAAGAAGAGAAAGATACATTTGACTTATCATTCTTGCTAAACTTGTTGGATGGAACCTTGGAAGCTAATGGGCGTATCATTGCCTTCTCTTCCAACTATCCTGAGCGTATTGACAAGGCCTTGATTCGTCCAGGTCGTGTCGATATGATTGTTCATTTCAAGAATTGTAGTCGTGCCGTGCTGAAAGAAATGGTGGATGCATTCTACGAAAAAGATATAGAGATTCCAGAGGATTCATCCTTAGATGATAAATGGTCTCCTGCTGAAGCCATTCGTATTCTGTTTCAGAACTTTGGAAATCCCGAAGCAGCTGTTTCAGAGTTAATAAGTTTAAATTCAAAAGAACTTTACGGAATTAATGAATCTACAGAAGTGTTACAACTATAAGTAATGTATACTCTTTGTGTTGGTGCTATGTTTAGGAATGAATCACATTGTATGAAAGAATGGTTAGAACATTACCTCTTTCATGGAGTTGAGCATTTTTATCTTATTAACGATAGAAGTACAGATAATAGTGTAGAGATTCTTAAAGAATATATAGATCGTGGAATTGTTGAATTATTTCACACAGATCGTGCTATGTATTGGGGAAGACAACAAGATTGTTATAATGAGTTTATTCTACCACGTGTTCATGAAAAAGAAATGAAATGGTTACTAATGGTAGACTTTGATGAATTTGTTTGGTCTCCTAAAAACATTGATCTAAAAGATACACTAAAACAACTTAGTAACTATAAACAGATCCAAGTAGGTCAAACAATTTTTGGTTCTAATGGTCATATAACTCAACCTAAATCATTAGTTGCAGGGTTTACAAAATATGGAAAAGATCCTCCAACAAATCAAGCTTTCAAATACTTTATTCAAACAGATGTTGAGTATAATCAACTTCAAATTCATGTAGCAAAGTTTAAAGATTCTGAAAATTATAGACCTGAAACTTTTGTCATAATTTTTCCTGAATGGTTTACATTAAATCATTACAATTGTCAATCAAGAAATCATTGGGAAACTGTCAAGATGACACGAGGTGACTCAGATAACTGGAAAGTTCGTACAATTGAAATGTTTAATGAACTTGATTTAAATGATATAGAAGATACTCGTCTTCTTGAACAAAACAAGAGTTTATTAGCATCGCTTGACAATGTCCATCAATAAAATGATATATCTCCAAATTGACTCTTTATTTGCTTCAGATAATCCAATCCAATATCCTTTGAGTTTATTAATCACTTGTTCCATTGTGTTATCAGGCTCAAGTGAGTCAAAGGTATGTTTCAAAAAGAAGTCTGAGTTTTTGGAGCGAAGAATCTCTTCAAAAGGAAGGACATGTTTGTTAAATTCAGTAATCACAATTCCAGGATTAATGTTTTTAAGAAGGGATACACCGGCATCATACACAGCAAAATCAGGATCTTCTGGAAATACAGTGATTAATTGGGTCATGAACTCATGAAATTGAGTGAAAAATGCATCCATAAAGATCTTCTTAGACATTACTTTATACTTTGGTGGAATGTGTAAGTTTACTGACGCACGGGTCCGGCGAACTCTGCGTCTCTCTGCTTCTGCATCTGTTCCATTCGTGCAGCAAGAT